GTACAAAGGAAGCTGAACCAAGAATTACAACCTGCGTAAAAGACTTGTAATTTAATTTGAGAATTTGATTCTCTAATACGTCTTGGTAGTCTTTCGCAGCTGCATCTTGGTTCAGCAAAACACCGTTAACAAAAATTTCAAATTTGTTTGGCTTAATACCACGAACAACTTTATATTTTTTCTGGCCAATATCAAAATCGACTTCTACCAACAAGTCTTTTTGATTGATAGAATTCATCAATTGTGGTTTATTTATCTTCCGAAAGGGTTTTCCGAAAAGACTGAAACACAGAGCATCCAGTACAGTTGATTTTCCTGCACCATTTTGACCAATAATCAAAGTGTTTGGTGATTTAGTAAAATCAATTTCAGTAAAATGTGCGCCTGTACTTAGAAAATTTTTCCATCTAATTTTTCGAAATGTAATCATTATGATATATTATTAAATATTATCTAAATAATGGCCCGCAAATCCAAGTAACTAATGTTTTTCTTACACCTGATTTTATTGGAGCGACTCTATGTAAAACAAAAGATGGAAAAACTATTAACCTGCCTTTAACAAATTCGATTTGCATTTCGGTTCCAGTGTTTAAATAAAATTGGCCCCCTTCATATTCTGATTTATCACTTAACATTAAAATAGATGACAATTTTCTCATTGAAGTTGATTTATAATCAAAAGTGGAATCAATGTGATAATCATATTTTGATTCTGATTCACCATACACCGTATATTGTATATCGAAAAAATGTGTTATATTGAAATTATAATATTTGTGATTCAATTTTTGAATCGTGTCAATCATTGGATCGATAAATTTACTTGAAGATTCATTTCGATTGATCCAAGAAATTTTAGTTTTTCTTTTATCTGATAAAATTCCTTTATCTCCATTTTGCCCCATCACTCTAGCATCAATTTTTTCTTGATTATCACAATATTCTATAATTTTATCAACTTGTTTACTTGTAAACAAATTGTCCCAATAAACAAATAAAGGAAACTGTGGATCTATTGTTTGTTTTTCCGTATCGCCAATAAAATACATTATATTAAATTCCTTATTTTAAAAATACATCATTGATTTGTCTATTGACGCGAATGAATGTAGTACATTTACTTAGTTGTTTCAGGCTTGGCGCACCAACGTAGGTGCATGTGCTACGCAAACCACCCAACAAGTCGAGTACAGTATTTTTAACTTCGCCGCGATAAGTAATTGTAACAGTCCGACCTTCACTGCTACGATATTCTGCAACACCACCATGATGTTTTTCCATTGCAGTGTCGGAACTCATGCCATAAAAAGTAATTTTGCCGTCTTTTGCTTCTCCGCCACCTTCTAAATGACCCGCAAGCATACCACCCAACATAACAAAATCGGCACCAGCACCAAAGGCTTTAGCAACGTCGCCAGGACAAGTGCAACCACCATCAGCGATGATATGTCCGCCAAGGCCATGAGCGGCATCACCACACTCAATGATGGCAGATAGCTGCGGATAACCCACACCAGTCTGAACCCTTGTAGTACATACGCTACCAGGACCAATGCCCACTTTAACGATATCAGCTCCACGTAAAATCAACTCCTGTGTCATATCAGCAGTAACAACATTGCCTGCGATAATAGTATGTAGAGGATATCTTTCTCTGACTTTGGTTACAAAATCACCAAAATGTTCACTGTAACCATTTGCAACATCAATACAAATAAATTTGATACTAGTAAAAACATTGAGAATTTGTTGTAGTTTGGACCAATCTCTATCACTAGTTCCTGTACTGATAGCTAAAGAATTTGCAATTATGAAATCTTGATTATTAATGAAAGATTCCAAATCATAACTCTTAATCAAACAAGTAAACATTTCATGTTCATGTAGAGCTTTGGCCATTTTGAATGTGCCGACACCATCCATATTGGCCGCCATAATAGGAACACCAGTCCATTCTTCTTGACTGTGTTTAAACCTAAAACTTCGATGTAGACTAACTTCTTTGCGGCTTGAAAGATTGCTTCTTTTTGGCCGAATCAAAACATCTTTAAAATCAAGTTTCACATCATCTTCAATTCTCATAATCAATCATTCAATGTTAATTGCTTCTACATATAGTTCCTTCAACAAATTTTTGAATTTAGTATTGTCAATATTTTCCTCGTTGATATTGTCAACATACTTATTCAAAATAGTCAAAGTATCTTCTGCTTGATTAACCATATCGTCATCGATACCTTCATTGATATCGGTAAAATCTTCAACAATAGTTATATCAATCGGATTTACATTATAAAGGTTATTCATAAATTTGTCAAACAAAAATGCATTTGTTTTATTCACTACAACCACTTTACAGTATGTGTTTGTATATGGTGTTAAATCTTTGTTTGTAATGTCTGAGATGGACTCTGTTCTATCATCGTAGGTAATTCTGTAGAACATCCGATTTGGATTAGGTACAAAAGTAAGTCCATCTGTATCCAAATCAAAAAAATGGAAACCGCGAGTATCGTTATAATCTTGCCAGGTGAGCTCGTATGGATTCCCAAGATAATGAATACCATTAGAAGAAGATTTGTGATGATAGTGACCACTAAAAGTAGAGTTAAACTTTCTAAACAAAGCACGATCTAATCCTTCTTCAGATGGCATGCCACGGTACATGGCAAAGCCTGCAATTTCGAAATGTCCCATGCAATATTTTGCATCCGTTTTCTCCAACATCTCCATAGATTTTTGATAATTTTCGGTACAAATCCAGGGCATCATGCAAATTTTATGTGGACCAACATAGATTTCCGATGGTTCATCAATCACATTGAATGTTGCACCATATTCACCCAATAATAAATCTACAGAATTTACATCGTTTGTATTTTTGAAATATGTATCATGATTGCCGGCCAAAATATGCACATCGACACCAAGATTTGCTAAAGGTTCAAAGAACATTTCCTTGGCTCGCTTTAGTGTGTAGAAGTTCATGTACTTGCGGCGATCAAAAGTATCACCTAGAATCAATACGGCTTTAATGCCTTCTTCTTTTACTTTTGGAAAGAATGTGTCTCGGTAAAATTTTTCATAAAAATCCAAAAATTGAGGCGAATCATTTCTCGCACCAAAATGTTGATCAGTGATTATTGCGACTTTCAATTCTTTTCCTTAATTCTGAGCTAGAATATGTGTGAGGTCTTTTGTTGTAGTGAACCTCTTTGTCTAGATATTTACCGGTATAATTTTTATTCCGATATTCTTCACCAATTATTCTAACATCATAATTGAGTGTTGTCAATAGATTCAACAAATCATCTTCGGTAGAATATGGAATGATTTCATCCACATACTTGCAACCTTTGAGTTGTATATACCTTTCGTAAACCTGTTGTACCGGTTTGTTTTTTTCCGGTCTGTCAAGTGTGGGATCAGTTTGTAGGCCTACAATCAAATAATCACACACCGATTTGGCTTCTTCCAACATCAAAACATGGCCGGCATGAAACAAATCAAAACATGAACAAGTGAAACCAATTTTCATAATCACTCCATAAACTTTTCAATACCTTTCGGTTTTTTGACTTTACTTTCTTTCTTTACCTTTTTGCCTTCTTCGTAGTTTTCGATAAACTCGGCAATATTGTCGTACAACTCAAATTGTTTTGTTGTACCATCTTCGGATTCCAACATTTCGAATTCATCCAGTATACCAACTTGTTGTGTTGATTTATACTTGATGTAGAGTTGTTTCTTTTCCTTTTGAATTCTTCTTAGGAATGCGTAGTAGATTATTTGCGTGAAATATGCAAATGGATTGTTTGATTTGGTAGGATCAAAGTTGTTGAAGTACATCAGACAGTTTTCGATACCATCTGATATCATTTCATCGCGGTAGGTATAATTAATGAAGTTTGGCTTGTGTGAAAGTCCTTCGGCAATCTTCATCCAACATTCACCAATGTAATTTGGTATTGGTGGTTCAGACTTGTTGTTCTCTCTGGCTTCGGCACATTTGGTCTTGTACTCTACCAGTGCCTTGAGGAAATCTTCGTTGTTGATATAGTGTTTCGCTTTACTCATAAAATATACCTAAAAAAGTTGTTGACAAAGGGCTTGACATGTAATAGAATCTGCGGTGTACCCCTATGAAGATTAATGTTTGATTACATCTTTGGATGTTTCCAAATCAATTAAAGATTGTAGAAACTCTTGTATTTTTTCTTTATCATCTGAAATTTCTTCTTTTTTGCGAAGAACTTCGTTCGTTTTTCTTACAGTTTCTTCATAATATTCCGCAAAATCATCATTTGGATCCATAACACAAAGAATTTCACGATTGTCTATCATCACAGAGTTACCCTTAATAACTGCTAAAGGCAACCATTGTTGCATAACAAGATTCGTGTTTCTGACCTCAAAAATCATAGGATTAAAAAGTTCTACTTTGTCTGATAGATCCTTGTAATCAATATTACAGATCACATCAAGTCCATCTTTAAATCTTACTATTTGTACTGTCATTTTTAAGTCCTATGTTATAGATTTTAAAACTGAACTTCTCATCATTATATATCTTCACTCTTTCCACGAAATGTTGTAATGTGAAGTTCATTCTTTTTTTGTGTCTCAGATCATCGGCAACATCATATAGAGTTGCGATTTCTTTTCCTGAATTCTGTCGTAAACCTCTTCCGATTGATTGTAAGTTTCGTACTCTAGATTTGGAAGGACTAGCAAATATAATATTATGAAGATTTCGAATATTGATACCAGTGCTAAAAGTACCAAAAGAGGCGACAATGATAGCATCATTTTCTTTTTCCATAATTGAACGAATCAATTCTCTATCTTCAGTGTCAACGCCACCGTGTACAAAGAAAACTTTTCTGTTACCTGCTTTTTGATTAATCATATCAAAAAGAATTTTACCGTGTTTTTCTAC